TCCGCGTCGAGATATGCCAGCCCGAAAAAACTTGTAGCCGTGCTTAAACTGCTACTGATCCAATCTCCCGCATGGGGTTGCGTCAGATAATAGTCACCGCTCGCGAGCTTCGACGCGACGCCGCTTTGTGAAGCCGCCGCCGCCGCCCACGCCGACCCGCTCCATACATAGGTCTTGTCGTCGGCCTTGCTCCAAGCGCGCAAACCTTCTTGGCGAACGCCCATCGCAATTGGTGTCCCTGCCGAGTTGTTGCCCGGCACGAACACCCAACCCGTCCCGAAATACCCGGCGAGACAATTCGCCCGGCCCGACCATGCCCCGGTCGGACTCGCGCCGAGAATGTAGGTGTCCCCCTGCGCTGGCGAACCGGGCGGCGTATTGAGGCCGACACTGATTACCCCGGATAGCAACACCTGGAATTGGTTCAATGCGCTGTTGTGGATTATCTCGGGTTGCGCCTGTTGTCCGGCAAGGTAGTAAATGCCGAGGTCTGCGGATGTAGTCATGGGTTCCCCTTACACGGTCGCGATGGCGGGGAAACCCCGGCCGCGAACGTCGCTTAGTTGATAGACCCGAAGCGTTACCGGGTTGCCGGGGGTTAACCCGTCGGCCGTTTGTTCGGCGGCGGTATAGCTCGCCGTTGGCGTGGTCGCGCTGATCGTGCGAACAACGGTCGCGCCGCTATAGATGTCTACTTGATACGCCTCGCTCGCCTCGCCCAAGGGAACCGGGCCGAGGCCGAGGCCGGGCGCTTGCAAGCGAGTACGCCGCACCCAAGACAAGGTGACATTGTTCGACCCGTCGCGCACGCCTTCGACGTGGACCGGGGACCGTGGCATTTTCCCGACCCCGTTATTCGTGAACGCCTGCGCGGCGGTGTCGACCTCGTTTGTCAGAACACTGACAGGCTTGAACAGGCGCGAGGTGTACCAGTCGGCCGGGCCGAACTCACTACGCCCGAGAGTTGTTGTCCGAAGCAACACGAACACCTCGTTAGAGCCGTGCGTGGTGTTCGCTTCGGTGCCGAGTCGGCCGCGTAATAGGTTGCTCAGTTGGTAGGTGTGCGGGGCGGTTAGGGTCGCGGTGGCAAACTGGATTATCTCGCCGCCCTGTCCGGTGGCCGGGCCGACCCATGCCGCGTTATACCCGGCGATAATTAAATCCTCGCTCATGCTTTCCAGCGTCGCGCCGGGGTAATCGAGGACAACGGTTAACGAGTTGCCACGGTCCCAAAAATCCGTCGGCCCGGTAGGCAAGGCGACGGCAACGTCACCTATCACCGACCGAACGCCAACCTTGGACATACTGGTATAGGACGACCCGCCGTCAATCGAGCGGCGAATATCGGCCCCGCGCCACCCGGTATTTTCCCCGGTGACGACCCAATAAAACCCGGTGTCGTCGTTGCCGTCTTGGACAATAGGCATATCCATAAGCACGAGCCGCGTAACGCCTGGAAATTGCACCACGTTAGACGGGATGTTGCCGTTCGTGCCGAACGCGTCGGAGGTGTAAACCTCGGGGTCGTCGCGTTGTGCGGATATGGCATTAACCCCGTTATCCCCGCGCGTGATTCGCACGATCTTATAGGGCAGGGTTTGACCGTCCACAATGACGCCAACGACGTCGCCCGAGGACCGGCGAACCCACTTATCCGTCACGGCAAAATCGACGCTTCGGCGGGCCGTCCACGCTTCCCATAGTGTACGGTCGGCAATCCGTCGCGCCTCGTCGACGTCGATAGTCAACGGCAGTTCAACGCTTAGAATGTTTTCCGCGTTGCCCAAATCCTTAAATGCACGTTGGCTGTTGATTTGATAATCCAACGCCGGGTCGAGGTGGGTCAGCGAAACGGACTTAGGCATTTCCAGAGCGGTGACGGTTTGAAAGCGCGCCGGTTCGGTGGTGTTGTCGGCACCTTCAACCGCGCCCATATCACCGACCGGGATTACGCCTTTCATGCCCGCGCCACGCTTAACGCAACGGACTTGCCCGGCCTGCTCGGCGAGGTCGAAATTGTAGGCAATGGCGAGCGGGGCTAATACGCCGCTTGCTTGTGCCGCGCGTGCAATGACCAGTCCGCGCAGTTCATCGCTTAACCCCGTGACCGATATGTCATGAACCCCGACCCGGCCCGCGATGTCCTGTACCACGGCGGCGACGTTGGTTGTTGCGCCACCGGAAATTTCGACCTCGATGTTCGGAATGCGATTCCCGAAGTCGGCCAACTGCATATCCTTAAACACGATATAGGCAATGTTCCGATAAGCCGGGGTCGTCGGGTTGTTGGACTGAATCCAGCTATCGCGAACCTGTACCGCCGTCCCCGGCCAAAAGTGCATTTCCTCCATGACCGAATGCGTGCCGCTGGCCTTAGTCACAATCAGCCCGTTTACCGGGTCGACAGCGGGCAAGGATATTCCGGTGGCGTCATAGATGAGTTTCGAGTTTGCCCAAATCCGATTAACGCCAACCATCGTCCCGGCACCCATCGCAAGGGCGAAACTGATTCGGTAACTGTAATTCGTTTGAGTCGCCCCGCCGCCGCCACCTTTGCCGCCGCCTGATTCCTCCTCCTCGGCGGTTTCGATTAAGCCGGTCGACCAAATCACGTTCCCGCTTGCGCGGTTCTCGGGGCCGTAAATCAGCGGAATCGCATTGCCATATGTCGAGACGATAATTTGCTTATCTTGCAGGCGCGGCCCCTCAAGTTCGGGGCCGTCCGGTGGGTCGATAATCCCGCCGACGGTCATACCGATTTGCGCGCCATAGATCGCGCCAGCCGGACCACCCC